TGAGAATCGGAAGCTCCATAATGGTCTGCATCGCCGCCGATACCTGACTGTCGGGGTTTGCGCAGATCATGCCACGCACCCCATCTCGGGGATCAAGCTGTCCGACGCCAGATATGCACCGAACGGTAAGGGGGCAGGTTGTTGTGGGGCTTACCTCCACCCGCTGGACGGGTCGTAAGTTCTGTGTTGTCGTACTTGTCGTAGGGGTGAGTTGGTGCATATTGCGTTAATGGGCCGGATGCGATTTGGATTGCCCATCCGTGGAGCTGATGCTGATGGGACGGAATCTCTGACACAGTGAGCGTATGCTGTGCTTCGCCGCCCTCGCTGCCCACGGGGTAGGTATCGCTGGCCCCCATCAGCATGCGGTCCTGCACCTGCACCCAGCTTGTGCCGGGCCAGCTGAGGGCAGGGTCCGTGGGGTTCTCTGTCTGCAAGTAATCGCCGATCCTGTACGGGCATAGAGCGGCCGTATTTTGCACGATCATGTTCCACACCGCCTTTCGGCAATGTGTACAATCCGGGGCTTAGAGTGCCCCCCTGCAAAATATCGTTTATTCGTCATATGCACAATACCTCCTTATGCGATGCGCCGCTTGACGCACGACCATTCACTGCTCCACTCATTGGCTCACCTCCAAAACAAACACCGCCGCACTCGTCGGTGCGCTGTTCGCATAAAACTTAACCACCCCGGCTCCGGGTTCCAGCGCAGCTACCATCCGCACCGCATCCGTCACTCTCGTGCGGTCACTTACGGCAATCCGGCTGTCTGCCGTCACACCTGTCACCGTGGCTGTGGCGCAGGCGGTGTAGCTGGTCGTGCTGCCGTCGTCCCAGGACACCGTGTAATCGCCGGTAGTCCAGGCGCTGGCTGCCACCGTAACCGTCACCGGCTTGGGCAGTTTTGCGTCAATTTGAGTCTTGCCGTAGAATTTTTCGTCGATTTGAGTCTTGCCGTAGAAATTTTCGTCGATTTGGGTCTTGCCGTAGAATTTTTCGTCGATTTGGGTCTTGTCGTAGAATTTTTCGTCGATTTGAGTCTTGTCGTAATAATTCGCAAACTTACTGCTTTCACCAGTGTCCTTCCAGACACCCGTGTCGCTGTCCCACACCCAGATGGTATCGGTATCGCCCACAATTGCCCAGTTGCCGTCATAGCCGGTATCGTGGGCCGCGTACAGCGCCTCATAATTGGGGTACCACCCAACCGCGCCCTGGCTGACTTGCTGGGCAAGCGCAGCGTAGTATTTGGCGTTGTCCATGCCCTCGCCGGGGCGGGATGCTGTATCGCCCACGGCCCAGCTGCGGGCCTCTTTTGCACTGGCCGCAGCGGCCTTGGCGTTGGCAGGGGCTGCCTTGATGGCCTCGATGTTCTCATTCGCGTTCTGAATGGCATCCTTATTTTCCTGCACAATTCTGGCACTATCAGCCGCAGCATTCGCGCTGGCAGCTGCCTGGCTCACAAGGTCTGCCAGCGTTTGGGCTTCGCTGGTATCCTCTAAGTCCCCCTCTTGTACAGGATTGCGCTGGATGACCAGCTGCAGGGGAGAGGTTCCCGCCACACCGCCACCTGCCAGGACTTCCAGTATCGGGTAGAACACGCCGTCCTGGGTGGTCATCTGCGGCGTGACAGCCACATATACAAGGGTGCGCCCCTCATTGCACCCCAGCACCGGGTTGTAAACGTACAGGTTGTTGCGCTTGCCCATGCGCACATTGGCCTCAGCATCCTCGGGCAGCTTGTAGGCCGTACCGCCTTTATACAGTGCCACAGCCAAAATCGGTATTGTTTTATCGAACTGCACTAAATGTATCGGCACCGGCGCACGGCGCAGGTCAAAGTCTGCCGTACAGTTTTTGACTTGAGCTGCCGACGGCGGCGAATAAATCGTTACCTTGCTCATGAATCACCCTCCCAGGCTCTGGCTCTGCACGGTCCCCCCGATGGGGTATTCCACAATGATCGTGCCGGATTCTCTGGCGATATGGACCCGCTGACCGGCCACAAACTGAACCGCCGCATTAAAAGGGTAGTGTTTATCTGACGCAGCCGTGTCCCCGGGCAGGATCAGCGCAATGCCGTCACTGTAAACCGCGCTCACCGTGGCAATATTACCGCTTTTCGTGGTCACTTCCAGTGCTTTGCGCTGCTGATAATTCTCAATCAATGTTGTAATACACCTTCTTTGCTGTGTGGGTCATCTGCCCGCCGGGAACGCAGTCCAGCGCCCATTCCTGTTCTTCCAGCAGCCCTATTCCATCCCGCATCATCAGGATGCTGTCATTCAGCCTGTGGGGCTGCTCCACGTCGCCGCAGGTGGTAAACGTATAACTTGCAGCGCCCATCATGCTGAGCAGCATTCTGTTTTTCACGTGGGTCTCTAAAGCAGTCTGCGATGCGATGCCTTCCACGGTCTCCACGCTCACAATGCGCCGCCCGCGCCGCATAATGCTCAGCGGACTGGTGGGGTTGACGTTCTCGGCCACGGCCCGCAGTTCGGCGTCAAGGTCTGCACTGGACACGATATCCACAAACACATTGGCGGCATCAAAGGTATCCGCCTGTACGCTCATGGGGATACGCAGCAGGGTCGTCTCAGCCGCGCCATAGCGGTGCGTCCGGGTATTGATGGACGCCGGTGCCCACGGTTCAGCAACCGCCACGCCGCTGCCGTCGAAATAGATATCCCGGTAATTGATCTCCGCCAGCAGCGCAGACACCACCGCATAGCGGGTCGTGCCGGTCTCCCACGCGTGATCCGTCATAAGAACCTCATTGGTATCAATGATACTGACAACGTTGAT